GATTTTCTCTTTTACTCGCCTACCATTCTTCACACCTCGATAAAGTATATGAGGACCATATACAGAAACGTTGGTGTAGTATTTACTCATTAAAGTGTTTTCGCAATTGTGATACCTGATCCAAAGATCGTGTTGTATTGATTTTCTAGTTCAAGTACCGGTGTTGTTATAGTCAAAATATCGTTACGATTGATTTTGATTCCAGTCTTTACTTCATTACTATACTCCAGAAACGGAGCAAAAGCAATACCTCCTTGATCTGTTGCCGATCTAGCAGGAATTTGTACCACTTGAACTGGTTCTTTGATTGTTACAAATTCATACTCTATATCATCGGTAACTTCACCGAGTAATGTATGATTTGTTTTTAACGTAATTAATTTTTTCATTAGATTGTCACTTTCACATCAGCATCTAAAACATCAAGGGTTACCCATTTTCGTGGAAAGAGCATTTCTCTACCCACAAAATCTTTCATATCATATGTTGGATCATCTACAAGACCCAACAACTCTACTTTGTTGTCAAAGTCACGGAGGAATAAGTCATACTTGTATGCCTTAGGTGCGTTTTTTTGTCCTGCAATATTTTTAGCTAATTCACGAATGTTCATATTATACTCCATTATTGGCGCATTTGCGCTTGTAGTTGATCGATTAACTGTTGTATCTCACCACGGATACTTTCGTTTATACTAGGAATCCATGGCAAGATGCGTTTCAATAGTCGAACTAATTCATTAGGTGGCATTAACCCTCAGCGAGATGCTTGTCTAATGCTTTAGCGTAACGATTAGCGTGTGAACGTTCTGCTTTCGCAAGTGTCTCAAACCAATCTGCTACTTCATCGAAACCTTCTTCACGAGCGATCTTCGCCATGCCTGGATACATGTCTGAATACTCATGTGTTTCACCACTAATTGCTGCTTCAAGCATTTCTTTAGCAGTCTTTGCTGGCATTCCAGTTCCTGGTTCACCTGCGCCACCTTCGATTAGATATTCCATATGACCGTGTGCGTGTCCAGTTTCACCTTCAGCAGTAGAACGGAACAATGCTGCTAGTTCGTTCTCACCAGAAATGTCACACTGATTTGCGAAATACAGATATCGACGATTTGCCATTGATTCACCTGCAAAAGCCTCTTTCAAGCACTCAGCAGTTTTAGTTCCTTTTAAACTCATAATTTCTCCTTAGTTAATGTCCATGATCCATCTTGGTTGTCAATCCACTTCAATGTATCACCTATTTCCCAACCCGTTTCTTTTATTAGATCATCTGGTAATTCGACGATATAATCTTCTTCTATTTTTTTTACTTCTAATGTCCATCTAGACATGATCTACTCTCTTGATATGTACATTACACTTCTGTAAGAAGTCCAAACCTACCTCACTTTTATAATTGTTTCGATAATAAACGTGACTTATTCCTGCTTGATAAATTTGTTTTGCACAATCTAAACAAGGTGCATGTGTAACAAACAAATGAGCACCTTCACTAGAATTGGTAGACTTAGTTACTTTTGCCAAAGCATTTGCTTCTGCATGAATAACTTCTGATTTGGTAGTCATCTCAATGTGGAAATCGTCAATATAAACTTCATTCTCACAATTGTTATCCCAACCAGATGGCATACCATTGTAACCAATTCCAATGATTGTGTCATTCTTTACTATAACACAACCGACATGCAAACGTCTAGCGCTTGAGAGTTCAGCATACACTTCTGCCGCTCTCATGTGTGCTTTTTGGAACTTATCCTTCAGAAACATCTTCGCCACCCTTTTTCTTCTTCTCCCTAAATTGGAAGTCGAGTCGAGGAGTAATGTCTGCTGCGATTGTCTCTTTACTGAAAAGAGATTTTCGTTCACCAGTCATTCCCATCAACAGGCGCTTAGTCTGTTTATCCATTTTGTATTGTGAGGTAGGTTTTTTCATAATATAACTTTCAAAAAATTAAGCAGCTTTCTTTTCTTCCTGTAATAGTGTAGGAGTAAAGAAATTCAAATCATTACCAATTTCAACTTTGCGTGGTTTCTTATGCTCTGGAATGATGTTCTCAAGTCCAATGCGTAGTATACCATCTTTGAATTCTGCACCTTTAACTTCAATGGTGTCAGCAATTGTGATTGTTTTAGTGAAAGAACGTGTTCCAATACCATGATGTAGATATACTAGGTCAGGAGTACCTTCTTGTTTCTCACCTTTGATAACCAAAGTATTATCTTGTACTTGAATATCAATTTCGTTTTTACTAAAACCAGCAACAGCAAGTTCTACAACATACTTATTATCATTTGCTTTGATAATGTTATGTGGTGGAAAGTTTGTGGCAGGCTTAGTATCGTTTAAGATTTCTTCAACATCACGAAAGAATTTCTCAAATCCCAATGTCTGATTTAGAATCATTGGACCAAAGCGACCAGTAACAGTCATAGTTTTCTCCTTATTAAGCAAGTTAAAATTGCGTGACCCCTAAGGCATCACGACTTACTTGACAACATGAAATGCGTTCTTGTTGACAAGATAAGTTCTTTGTGGATTATTGTGATTAAAGACTCTAATAAACTCATTAGAGCCTTCTCTAATCACATCATCGTAATTCCTAGTATATACTTCTTCCTGAGTATATTTATTTACCAGTTTCACTGGATTTTGTTTCACTTTGTTCATGATATATCACCGTTCAATCTACTTTCTTTTTACCAATATTATATTTAGTTACAAGTTCCCAATCATCCTTCTCTTTAAAAGAGATAATTTTGATCTGATGAATAGGTGCCATGTTATCTCTCAGTATTTGTGGATTCATAATCTTTACTAAACCCCACTGTTCTAATAAATTAGCAATTGTATTTCTACGTTGAACATCGTTATCGGAAATGTTTGATGGTTTACCATCTAGTGCAAACAATTCCTTAAAGTGTACGATATAATATTTTCCTTGTTTATGTAAAATGTGGCAAGATTGATACAGTATCCTTTCCTTACGTGACGAAACACCGATTCTGGTTAACGTTTCTCTTACCTTTAAAAAGTCATCTTCTTCTTTCAGTTGCACTTCGACAAATTTAGAAATATCAGTCATCTCATTTCCTTAATCCACCCTTGTGGGTTTTTTCTTTTAGTTTTTGGATTTGATCATCACTAAGGAGGCGGAGAGCTTCAAGTGCTTTTTGGTCGGAGTATCCGTAAAGGATCTTTAGACATTCTATATCGTCACTTGATTCAGGCTTTAACCACTTAGAGAACGGACGTTTCTTGGCCCGTACGGTATTTAGTAAAAAGTCAAACTGCATCTTTTTATCTAAATGATGACGGATATTCATCTCATTTGCGAACATTAAACAATCATACTGATAAGAAAGACTCTTGTTGCTCAGAAACGGGACATATTCTTTCTCCGTAGCCTCATCAACGATAAGATTCTTCTTACCTGTCATAATTTGGTTGACGTATTCAAATGGCTTACTCAAATTCGCACTCCACCATCAACTCAGTCAGACACGCAACCATATTGATTTCTGGATCTGCGACAAATGCATTCTTGTATTGATAGTCAGCAAGAATGATGACAGCCTTCGGAATAGAAGAAGGTTTCAATACATCATACATGTTGTCATAGATTGAACGAAAGATTGTGTTTGGATCACTATCATTCGTTGCAGCCCACTTACGTATTGCACCAAAGTCTTTGTTTGCAACATGTTTGACAATCTCTGCAAGTTTGACATTGCTGACTTGTGCTAGAATACCTTCGTTGATTTCTCCATACTTTGAATAACGTTGTAGTTCGTTAATCACACGACGAAAATCTGGAAAGTGTTTTTTAACAACTTCTGCAACAATCTTTTGTTCGTATGGTACTGATTCTTCAGTCAGAATCGATTTGATACGACCAAAGAACTTAGATGCCATCTCTGCTTTCTCAGCAGAAGATAGATTGAAGTCAACAACTGAACAACGTGAATGCAGTGGATCGATAATACGTTGTTTGTAATTACAAGTGAAGATGAAAGAACAGTTCTTTGCAAATTCTTCAATTGCATTACGCAACGCAGGTTGTGTCGAATTAGGATTCAGGTAGTCTGCTTCGTCGATGATGATAACTTTACGGTTACCCGTGAAACTCATCGCAGAAGCAAACCCCTTAATTTTTACACGGAAGGTATCAATACCAGATTCGTCAGAACCATTGATTACTAGAAAGTCGCAACCCACTTCGTTGCACATGGCTTTGGCCACTGTGGTCTTGCCGACTCCTGGGCCACCAGCAAGAAGAAGATTGGGAATAGTTTTCTGGTTTACGTACTCCTGAAATGGTTTCTTTAGACGCTCTGGTAGGATACAGTCCTGAATTGTTTTCGGACGGTGTGATTCCACCCAAAGAAGATGATCCATAATATAAATTCCTCACGTTTTTCATGGTACTACTTTGACGGCTTTTTAGTAAACTTTTCAACACAAGTTTGAACTGTTTCTCTTACCAAGATATAACTATTATCAACAAAAGTTATTCGTGTGCCGAGGCCTGGAGCTAAACGAATCCATTTGATTGTTTCTGGATTCACAGCAATCTCCAGGTTTGTATCTAAATCATTTAATACAATCATAATTAAGCCTTCTGAAAGGTTGAACCAACTTCAGTGGTAATCCAATATTCAAGAGCAGTTTTCTTGTTCTTGAAATGTGAGATACCCTTTGAAGATATTTTCACTTCATAAGAACCCGAAAGAATCTTAGAGATGTTTTCGGTTTTAAAAACCATTCTATACTTATTACCAGAACCTACTACATCTAGTTCTAAAGATTCAGTGTGTGCTGAATCATTGGATACATCAAGTGTATTCAATGTGATTTTGGTACCATCAGACTCTACTGAAATCTGTGGACTGCCAAGAACATTTGCAGCATCAAGAATCCAACGGAAGTCTTCAGCACTCAAATCAAATTGAATTTCTGGATCAGTAAGGGCTAGAGCCTTGTCTGGCGGAGAAACAAC